TTCTGTATTGCTCATAACTTTCTCATAAATAGAAAAAATAATTTTGCCATTCTATACGAAAAGCAAGGCTTTGTGAATTTTAAACCCATCCAACATAACTACTAAAAATAATCCAACATAAATGGGAAAAATTTGGATGAAGTGGGAAGAAATGAAAAAGGCGAAATGAAATAGAGTTACACATAGAGAAAAAGAAAACCCAGCGACTTTTTACGGTCACTGGGTTTGTTTTTTAGGATTGAGCGAACATATCGAACTGCCGTTTGGCAATTTCTTCTTTTTGCACGCGTTTGACGATTTTGTAGATCCATTGCAAAGATAAACCATACTTCTTAGCAAGGTAGGCGTGATTATTGCCAGTGAACTCGTTGAAAATTTGCTTTTCACGCTCACAGGCGAAAAGCGACATTGATTTCGGCACATACACATTCAAACCGCCCCAGTTGTAGCCCGTCTTCAATGCTACAATCATGCCGATATTTTCCGCTGTTTCAGTGTCCATTTCAGGGTAACATTCACGCACCGCCATTACCGTATATTTCGCCAAATCTGCCAATAAATCGGGGGCTTTGGTTTGAAAGTCATTATTGTCAAATTTGGCTTCGTTCATCATTTACCTACTCGTTTTTTCCACTGTTTTAACTGCTCAATAATAGATACCGTTTGCTCACTATCCAGCTCACGCCAGTCTGCAACGTCCGCATAATATCTAGCAACAAACGCATTCAACGCTGCAGACGTACTTTCATCGGCTGTAGCCTTCCAAACCGCCCACAATTTCCGCTGAACGGCAGAAAGTTGCGGTGTATCTCTTGGTAAGCGAATTTTTGCACCTTTTTGTTGCAGTATTTTGACCAGTTTCACTAGCTCTGAATAGCTTATATTTTTCGCAGAATTTTGGTAGAATTGCTGAGATAATAGACTTCGATAAGTCTCATCGTCCATTCCTAACTGACTTTTCCCAATATGCACCAGTTGTAATAATCGTTTTCTCATCGTTTCCCCCTTAAAATTGCTTTCAATCTTTGTAAATTACTTTCCGCTTGTGCCTTTTCCTGTGCCATTTCTTCTACACTTTTTGGCGGTGGTGGCGGAAGCTCAGGATATTCACGCTGTGGCAAGGCTTCTAGCAGTTGTTTTGGCGTAGGAAACCAATCACAAGTTTGCCCAAGTGTCATAAATGCTGTCTCAAACCGCACCTTATCCAGCTCCATATCCCACGACTTTTTATAAGTGATTACCCGATACCATGCTTCCAGTGTTGGCTGTATCACATCTTCCGTTGGCGAATTTTTTAGGCGTAACAGCAATAACATTGCCACGCCTTGAGCTAGCACAGGTTTTAGCCATTGATTGTTTTGCCCCATTCCAATGCTCCTTTAATTGCGTTCATTTTATTACTTGCAAGCGGTCGATTTTGCTCAGGATTTTGCACAGCCACCGCTGTGCCGATAGGCTTGTAGCCTGCAATAATTTCCAACAAATAACCATGCGACTTCATCGGCAGGGTAAAATTGACACGGTTCGCCATCATTTGGTTAATGGCATAAATCCACGCCTCAGGCGGTGCAGGAAACTCATGCCCATCACGTTTGATAGTCTTAGCCTGTATCATCGGTGTGAGTTCGCCCAGCAAGGTTGCCACACGGTCGAACGTGAGCGAACTTTTCGAAGGACGAAACAGCCCCAAATAACGAATTAAGGCTTCGCCTAACTCACCACTCACCAACAATGCCGCATTTAACGCATCGCTGGCAGCTTTGTTGGCAATCAACGCGTCCAACGAATGCAACGCTCCACACGCACTACATTTCACTTTCATTTTCGGTTCTCCTAATACAAGAAAACCGCCCGAAGGCGGTTTAGTTAGCAAGTTGGATCAAAATGTTGAACATATTTAGGTTCTTCATTTGTTTCCAGTATTTTTTGAATAACAGGATCATCAGTAAAAATCATTTTTGCTAATCCCATCAATAATGGATCAATGCCTTCTTTTTTATCGATATGCCCATTAGTTGCCCAATCCCCATCTTCATCTCGAAAGAAATCAAAGTGAAGCGTAGCCATAAAACCATTTTCAATTTCGGGAGCTAACTTAATCATATCATTCCATGTTTTTGTTAGAATGACTGGCATTGTAGCCATTAAATCAGTCACAATATTGCTTACTGCACTCGGTGGTTTGGGTTTATAGTTAATACCTATTTTGAACGTTAAATCGTCTTTTGTTGGTTCAAGTTCAATGTTGATGATAGAGATATAATGGTTTGTCACAGTCTTACCCCCATTTTCATCAAAATCCCCTTCGCATTCTGCACATAAATACTGGCGTGCATCATTTCTTCTTTATCTAGTGATTTTTCAGCCTGTTCCAGCTGAATAATCGCTTGGCGAAGTTGCATTTTTAAGGCTTCTAGTGTGGAAATCATTGTCTTTTCTCCCGTTTACCTTGCCATGCTTTGCAGTAGGTTTTGCGCGTGTTGCACCACTCACGTTGTTTGAGTGTTACCGCTTGCTTTGCTGCTTCTCCCCACAATTCACTAGCTCGGGCATAATTGCCAGAACGCTCCATTGCTGCTGCGGTTTCTGTTGCTTCGCGATAGGATTCTTCTAGAACATCGCGGTCGATTTTCGGTCTTCGCCCCATTAGCGCACCTCCTCATCATTCGGTTTGATGACAAATTCTTCTTCATTTTCCCGAATACTCACACCTGCAATCGCCTTGGCGTTATTCGGGTCAGCAAGCAAGGCTTCTTTGTTCACTTCTTCTTTCACGCGTAAGAACTGAAACAGCCCCAAGTTCTTGATATTTTCAATCACTTTCGCCATCGAACTAATCCCCACCTTCGGCGGTTTGGCACGCCATTGTACTTCTCCGGTGGTAAAGTAAGCCGTCTTCTGTTTGCCTCCGTTAGTGAGTTCTAAACGACGACTTTCACAAAACGCTTGCACCGCCTTTTGTAACGGCTTCACTTGTTCTTTCAGCGCGGTCAGTTGTGCTGTGTATTTTTCATCAACCGCAGCTTTCTCATCCGCTTGCAAGGTGGAAAGTCGCACCTGCTCACGTTCTAAATCGCCGATTTGCTTAATCGCCAACGCCACTTCATCTTGGGTTTGTAAAGTGATTTCTAATACTTCGCTTTTTACTCTTGTTGTTCGTTTAGCCATTGTTTGTTACTCCTTTTTGGCAAGTATAAGGATAAAAATCCGCGTTAATTTTGGGGGTTAGGCTGCCGTTGGGCGAGCGGAGGTAAACCACTCCGCTGATACAAAGCTCGGCATACGCCCACGTTTGCTTTTGTATCATTCCGTCATCACAGCCAGCTAATAAAAGTGCGGTCAAAATTAAGGTTGTTTTTCTCATATCGCCCCCCTAAACCTGCATCACTACATCGCCGTTCACTTTCGGCACACCTAAACTTTCTGCCAAGTTCATCGCTGCCGTGAGCAAGTTGTTTACTGCGAGCGGATAAAGCAAACTAGTGGTAGTTTTGTTTCTGCCCACCGCCGTTAAGCGTTGTCGCACCGCAAGGAAAGCATCTTCATCAAAAATATCGCTGAGTTTTTTGCCCACTTTTGCTAAGCGGAACGCTACATAGTTTTCCAACTCTGCATCAAGGGGTGCGAGTTCCACCACTTCACAGCGTTGCACCACTTCGCGGACTTCGGTATTGCGTTCGGAAAGTTTCAGCTTCAACTCAGGCTGACCAATCAACACAATGGAAATCAGCTTTTTAAAACCATCTTCTAACTCAAAAAAGCGTTTTAAGTGTTTAAGCGTCGGAATTGGCAATGAGTGTGCTTCTTCGATGATGAGCACGTTCGAATAGCCCGATTTACAGCTTTCTTTCAACACTTGGTGCAACTGGCGAAAACGTGCCTCGGGCGAACGTTTCACGCTTTGCAGTGGGGCAAGGGTGGAAATAATCGCTTCGGCAATATGGGCTGCTTTCAGCGTTTTGCCCTTGATGTCGTTGTCTTCCATCGCGATGATATACGGCTCAATCACCGAAATCGGGGCGTTTTCGGCACGAATACGGTCAATCAAATCACGGCGCAGGGTCGATTTGCCCGCACCTGATTCTCCCACCACCGCCATAAAGCCACCGTGCTTAGCGGTTTGATAAAGCGACTCCCGCACATAACGAATGTCGCTGGTGGCGAAAACTTCATCAGCCGAGCGAATATCGACGGAAAAAGGGTCAATCGGTAATAAAAAATGTTTCTTAGTGGCTGGAAATAAAGCCTGTTTTGCGAGTAACATAATCTCGTCCTTAATTTCTCGTTTGGTTTTAAGGGCGGAAGCGGCAGGCTCGGTCGCCAAACTTTCCCCTGTCGCTTCCTTTTCTAATAGCGTTGCAAGCGGTTGGTTTATCCCAATCTTTTGCAAAGACACTATTAAACTCTTCTCAAATGTCGCCCACTCCCGCACCCGTTGATTATGGTTTATCAACTGAGAAATGGTCGCAGGCGACACATTCATCATCTGTGCCAACTGCCTTAAGCTCACGCCCTTATCAATCAGCACCTGTTTTAGTTTCAGCATAAAATGCTCCTTCAATAAGTCCCCCTCTTTTGTAAAGAGGGGTTAGGGGAGATTTTTGGGCTAGGCAGCCAACAATTTCAAATGTGATGTTGTCGGCTCTGGCGCCATAAACTCCGCTTTGAATTCATCAAAGCTCAAGTCCAGCAACCGTTCAGCTTCCACCTGCGGCACACCTTGCGGATATTTGCCGGTAATCCATTGATAGCATTCGCCCGTCCACAACTCGCCCCAGCGTGCTTTGCCGTTTTTGGCAAATTCCACCGCCGACATCGGTTTTTGCTCAACACGACGTGCATTGGTGGTCAGTTCGTGTTCTTGTCCTTTGTTCGGTAAGAACCACGTTAGCTTGCTCTCTTCGATGTGTTTGTAAGGGTTGATTTCGCCGTTGAATAACGGTGCGTTGGCTTTCTTGGCTCGCTTCAACTCGTCTTCGGTTTCTACACCATAAGCCAGTTGCTCCGCCTGTTCCTTATTTGCTTCAAACGCCGTTTTGTGGTGGGCTTTGTATTCTTCGCCGATGATTGCCGCATCCACACGGAAGCCTAGTTCATTCACTTCAATCGGCTCCAGCACCACCCAGTAAGGTTTTAAACTCATCGCGCCATCATCAGCAAAAATCTGCTCAAAGCACTGCACTTGCACACATTCAGGGCGGTACGGATTTTTGCCCACTGTGATTTTCTCGCCAATTTTCACATCAGGTACATCACGCACATCATATCGGCGATTTTCAAAGCTGATTTCCAACTTATCGGTCACCAATCGTTCTGTGAGTGCGGTAATCATCAGCTCTTGGCAAATCTCACGGCTGGGCGGATATAACAAGTCATTGGCGTGGATTTTTCGCCACGCACCGTAACGTGTCATACCGTGTCGGCTATGAATGGCTTTGCCGTTGAAATACCGCATCCACTGGTGAGCAAGCTGATTTAACTCTGCCAAGCCACTCACATTCATAAACCGCAAACCGCTTTCAAATTGGCGTTCCACAATATCATTGCCTTTTTCCACTTGCCCTTTGGCTCGGGCGTTATGGGCTTTCGGCACTTCAATTTTTACGTCTAACTGGTTCAGCAAGTGCGTAAACATTTGTGACGTATTGGCAGAACCACGGTCGAACATCAAAATTTTCGGCACACCGAAAAATGGCTCGGCAGGGTTCTCTTTCTTCTGAATGGCGTTAATAAAGGTTTCAGAAATGTTCTCCGCCGTTTCACCACCATACACATATTCCACATAAATCACGCCACTCGCGTGGTCGGTAATGACATATCGCCACACTCGTTGCGGTTCGACTTTCGCCACATTCGCTGGCTTGTTTTTGTAGAATTGCTCGGCTTCCATTACGCACAACCCATTGCCTTTGCCGGTTTCTTTCAGGTAATACAGCACACACAAAGACGGGTCGATTTGCCAAACGTGGTTCGGGTGTCGGCTTTGCAGTTGCACCACGGGGGCAGGGCGTAATAGCTGGTCAGGGTGCAAATTGGCATTGCGTAATGCACGCTCCACCGAACTTGCCGAATAAGGGCGGACTTCGCCTGTTTTCTCGTCCACAAACTCCGCTTTCACTTTGTCATTGGCTCGCAATATGTCTAAAATCCGCTCTAGCGTTGCCATGGTTTTGCCGTTTTTGCGCCGTAGGTGTAACCAGGCGGCACTAATCAATTTCAGCTCATTCGCATCCATTTGATGTTTCCCCTTGTCTGACCGCACTTTGCGACCACTCGCAGGGCGGTAGGGCTTAATTTGCCGAAGAAAGGTGGCTCGGCTTAAACCGGTGAATGCACAGCCTTCTTCAATAATTTTTTCCTTCTCGCCAAAGCCTGCTTTCTCCACACGCTCGGCATATTGGGCGAGAACGCTCGGTAGTATTGCCATTGCATTTCCTTAACCCACCACTTCCGCATCTTGAATGTGAGCATCACGCTCAATCTCGTCCAAAATGCTCGTTACACTTTCATCTAACTTGCCGTCAGGTTGATAATCTTCTCGCGCCCATTCAGGTAAGGCTTCGCCGCTTGGTGTATCATCTAAGCCAAAGCGTTCTTTGAGTTCCGACAAAATCAACTGATACTCGGCAAGTACGCCACTCATAAACTGCTTGTGGTCAATGCCTGTGGCTTCCGTGTGAGCGGTTAAGGCTTCAAAGGCTTGGAAAACTTGTCCGAGTAGCACCGCTTCTGCTTTGTAAGAAATCGCTGCCGCTTCTTCGCGTAACACGCCACCGCGTTGTTCAGGCGTTTGGGTTTCAATCGCTTTGGTTTTCTTTGCCAGTTCCAAATCTAAGTGGTTAATCCGCTCGTTTTTGGTGGCAAGCACTTTAGCCTGTGCTTCATAATCGTCCGACTTGCGTTTGAGTTGGGCTTGCAAGGCTTCTTTCTCTTTCGCGTGTTGGGCGGTTAAATCTTCGATTTTCTCAATCAACTCTTCCTTATCGGTGGTGTCTGAATAATCCGCATCCACAATTTCCGCTCGTGCTTCTTCGGGCAGTTGGCGAAGTTTACGCATTTCACGGTAGCCTAAGCCTAGGCGTTGGCTGGTTTCTAAGAAGTCTTCGCCTAATCTGTTTAAATTCAGCAAATCTTCATCGATTTTCTTATCAGTTAATCCGCAAGCCTTACAATAATCTGCCCAACTGCTGACAGTCAGGAGTTTTCCATTTGGGTCTATATAGCTTAACCCTTTGTATTTCTTAGAAGTTTTAATTTCACTCAATACTTTTAAACTACTGACGGTCAGGAGTTTTCCGATAAAATTAAACCCTTTCAGCATACCCATCGCTTCGTGAGCTTCTGCCAAATCCTGTGTCATCGCTTGGCTTGCTAATACCATTGCATCTTGTTGTTCACTTAGTTTTAAATCTGTCATTCTTTACTCCTTAAAAACCGCCTGTTGCCACACGCTGGCGCATTTCATTAAATCGTTCGTTTACCGCTTGCATATCCTGCTCATAACACACTGCCAAGTTGAGCAGGGCAAAACTGAGCGTCCAGTTGCCGGTGGGCAATTTGCGCAAAAAGCCTTCGCTTTCTAAAATCGCCGTAGCACGGGTGATATTCACCGGTGTTTCATCAATCGCTTCGCACAAATCCTTATTGCTTAAGCCGTCCATCGTTCGCCCCTTCAGGGCTTTTAAAATCCGCAATGCACGCTGCGTGCCGTTTAGTTTTTCTTTCATTTGGTTTGCCCCGTTTTCATAAACTGCGGTACGTTTTCTGTCTGTTTTTGTTGCTCAAGGGTATAAGCCTTTTTGTAACCTTTGCTATTCCAGTACTTTTTCAAATACCATAAACATAATTTTTCTAACATTTTCATTTGATTTTTCTCCCTGTGGTATCCTATTGGCTCTCTCAACTTCCAAAAGGAAACCCTATGACGGTAATTAAATTGCCAGCTAAACGCTTGGCGGATATGGAAACTCAAGTTGCTCAACTTGAACAAAAAATTGAACAACTTAATGGTCGATGTGAGGCTCAGGATTATTTAATTGAGCGTATAGCCTTAAGACTGCTGAATAATAATGTGCAGGAAATTTGCCATGACGTGAAAATGTGGTTGGATTTTTACGAAGATCATCCAATACCGACTGATACAACTCCGGCTCATTTTTCATCTTACATATCAACGCTTCAAGACGCTTTTGATAACTTGACTTTTCATCTTCCAAAGAACGAATAATCTCTTTCAAAGCCGCTCTCACACGCGGCTTTTTCAATAAATAAATCACAAATTTTTCAATCATTGTCTTTCTCCTATAAATAGTGGACTTTCGTCCGTTAAAGAGCGGTTAGATTTTTCGCTGTTTTTTCCAAATTGTTAAAGAGCAAAAGAAGTTTTAAGCGGCTTTTAAGCCTAATTTCACGGCAACTTCCAAACCTTTTCCGCGATTGGCTTTCACGGCACCGTTTAGCACCTTACTCACCAACACGGGGTGATAGCCATTTTCAATCGCCCATTGCTGAAAAGTTTGCCCATTTCGATAAAACTCCAATCGAATTTGATCGGGAGTTTTTGCTTCATTGCTCATTATTTAGCTCCTATTGTTGTGGTATAATTCAGTAAGTTAAAATAACTTAATTCACATTTGTGGATTTTATACCTATTTATGGATTTATCAAGGGCTAAATTATGAATTCTTTTAAAGAAAAGTTACTTCGCTTAAAAAATGAACTAAATGTAGTAACGGATAAAGAGATTGCTGAAATTTTAGGTATGAAGCCAACGGCTTTTAATGGAAGAAAAACGAGAGAAAGTTTCCCCGAAAAAGAACTCTTCGCCCTAAAAGCCAAATGTCCAGAATTAAACCTTGATATGGATTACATCTTGCTTGGACATCGCCGTGAAACCTATGAAGCGATAGAACAGGAAATGTTAAAAGATATGCCTAAGCCTGATGAGCCACACTTTGACCCAAACCGAGAAATGGAAAATTTAATGCCAGCCGAGAACCTGCTTTTGCAGTATTTCCGCACCGCTGGTAAGGAAAGCAAAGAAATGATTTTGAATGTTGCCAAAATGGCGGCAAAGGCTAACACAACACAAGGCAATTTCGCTACAAAAATGCACATTGGCAACGTAGAGCAACAAAACAACATCGAACACCTTGAAGGTGGTATTCATTTTAAGAAAGGGAAATAAATGGATTTTAAAATTGACAATGTTGAGCAGCTTAACAACATCAATGAAGCTCACTTTCATCAGCCAGAAAAAGTAATTGATAAAAACAGCCCGCACATCGTGATTTGCCCGCAATGCGGCGGAGAAAGCTACCGCTTCAATGAATACTGCTACAACGGCAAATGCACCTTTGGGATTAGGCAGTATTTCAATGAACAAGAACAGATTGCAGAGCAACGTGAGCGAGAAAGACAAAAAGGCTTTTGCTCTTTAATTGGCTTAGTCGGTTTTGTATTAAGTATTGTGATTAGCTATATCGGTTCACAATACTTTCACTCGCCCGAAATGACATGGTTCTTTTTCGGCGGCGTGCTATGGCTTTTCATGTGGCTAAAAACAGCAGAACAGCAATGATTTTTATTGAGGAATGAAAAATGATTAAACATATTATTTATCATATTTTAAACAAAGAAGTACAAGGCAGTACGGACATTGATCCTAGTCCAACAGAAATTACTCCAACTGAGGTACATCTAAACTTTTTAAACAAATTAACCGAAGCTTATTCTGGCAAAGCAGGGAAAGGGTTTGGTCGGTTTGATATCGATGAAGATAGCTATCCTATGCCCAAAATTGTGCGAGACTATCTCAATGACCAAAATTTCTATGCCGCAACAGAAAGAATGATGAATACATTATCGAATCGTATCCAAGATCAACCTCTGGCAACCGGTGGAAAAGTATTTATCATCCACTTTGAAGAAAACCACAGTGAGTATCTCTTGATTGCTATTCTGTCTGAAAAAATAGCCTTCTCCACCACTGACTGGCAGCTAGAGGAAGAGGAAGTATTAGCTCTTGAGCATTTAAAATATGCAGGACGAATTAACTTAACATCCTGGCAAGCTGGTGAAAAACGCTATATTAGTTTCTTAAAAGGGCAAGGCGGCATTGCTCAATATTTTAAGCTCTTTCTAGGGTGTAACGATATCTTAGAAGCACAACAAGAAACGAAAAAGTTGGTTGATCATTTAGAAGAATTTGCCAATGAACAAAAATTAGATGTTGAGCAGAAAACAGAGTTTTTTGACAGAGCGCAAGAGTATTTATACGAAATAAGCAATAACGAAGAGCCATTCTCTGCTGAAACATTTGCCAACCGTGTGTGGTCTGAAAATCCACAAGAGTTAAAAGATAAACTTGCTGATGCTGAAAATGGGGTGGCTGATGGTTTTATTCCAGATAAACGTTCCATTAAAAAACTCTCAACATTTACAGGCAAAACAAAACATTGGCGATTAACTTTTGATCGCACTGCGGTTTTAAGTGGCGATATTGAGCTAGATAGTGGTAAAATCATCATCAATAATCCACCAGAAAGTCTATTGGGAGCATTTGAATAATGGCAATCACTTTTGCTGATTTAGTTAAAATTTACCGTCAATCTGAGTTTGTTGAAAACTCGGATAAGGCGATGTTTTGCACTAATTCAGCAGAAGATATTGAATTACTCAAATTACTTTCATCTGACGAGTATTTTGATGAATCAGCCATTCAAGTCCATGCGACTGAATTGATGACCAACCAGCCTATTCAATTAATCATTAATCCTCCAAAAATGTCATTAGGGCGTTTATATGATAATTTTGAAGGATTTGTCAAAGGGGATATGGCTCATCTGCATAATCCCAAAGTAAGTGATAAGCCTTATTTTATTAAATCTGAAAAAATCGCTTTTGATGATGTAGAAAAGCCACAATATCTTCTGAGTTATGAGGGAATTAAAGCCTTTTTACATCAACTTATTTCTATGGCTTCTTATTCTGATAGCGTGAATAAGAAGCTGATCTTCTTCAGTAAGAAAACCTTTGAGCTGTCAATTGATGTACCTAAACAGCTTTCGTCTTTCTGTGCTTCATTACAAGAATTAGATAGCCAAAAGCTACAATTAATGCTTGATTTTGGTGATTGGCTTAATAATGAAGAAACCAGTTCACACATTGATGAGAAAAAATCTATTTTAGCCTTTGTTTTTGCAGATACCTTACCGCAAGGGGCGACGATTATTGATGTGTTGCAGCAAATTGCGCAAATTGATGAAGCCGTGCGAAAACAATATGCACTCTATATGGAAAATTTTAGCTATGAAAAATTTGTGAAAAAACTCACAGAAAATAGCGAAAAGTTTGTCTCTAGAGTGAATGACAGTATCAGTAAAATGTTGCCTCAATTTTTGGGTTTGCCACTTTTAACAGCCATTCCTACAGCCCTGAAATCAGGTGATAACTGGTTAGTATATGTGGCACTTTGTTTTTATTGTGCGATGTGTTTTCTAGGATTAACTTATCAAAAACAAGTATTAGATAATCTAAGAGATGATGTCGAGCAATTTGAACAAAAAGGTAAAGTGCCAGTACAATTAAAACCAGATTGGCAAAAAGATAAAGAAAAAATTGAAACGTTACTCAAAAAGCAAGAAATGCTTTACTGGCTATTATTAGTTGTTGTTGGAAGTTGTTTCTTCTATGCCTTTACAAAATTTTGTCTTTATCTCCATATTATAGAGGTTGTTTACGGCTGATTTCTAAATCAGTTTAAAAGGCGAAAAGCTCTATCATATCTAAACTCCTATTAACTTTTAAACTAATTTATAAAAAGTTAATAGGAGTTTTTTTATGTCTTTTCCCATCAACAAAATCGTGCTCCACTGCTCAGCCACTCAAAACGGCAAGCAGTTACGCACCACCACCCAAACCGCCGCACAACGTATTAACGACTGGCACAAAGCACGTGGCTTTCAACGCTTGGCTAGCAATTACAAAGCCTTTAATCCTCATCTACAACATATCGGCTACCACTTCGTGATTGATACCGACGGTACAGTTGAAACAGGTCGTAAAGAGGGCGAAACAGGCGCACACGTCAAAGGACATAATTTAAACAGCCTTGGCATCTGCTTAGTCGGCGGTATTACCAAAGACAAACGTAATCACGGCGAATATACGGAAGCCCAATGGAAAGCTCTGCACCACTTGCTTCGCCAATTAGAAGCCAAATATCCCAGTGCTCGCATTTGTGGACATCGTGATTTAAGCCCTGACCTCAACGGCGACGGCACAATCACGCCAAACGAATGGATTAAAGATTGCCCGTGCTTTGATGTGTGGACGTGGCTGGATTCTGAGCAGGTTGCCAATTTAGAACATTTATTTAAGGGGGAATAATGAGTGCTTCAATGCGTTTTCCCAATTATAAACACCGCTTCTCACGCAAACGGCGTATGAGCAATAACGCCAAGCAAAACAAAACAAACAACGGCGGCACTACCGCCGCAACAGCCTTTTACTTGCGCTGGAGTTACTAATGGCGCTCAAAGAATTGATTACCAACGACAACGGTCGCCTTTCTACTACTGCCTTTATCCAATTTTTCGGGGCGGTACTAATGGCGGGAATTTTGATTTATGCCGTGTGGCTTGACCGTGCTTATGTGGGCGAATTATTCACTACGTTTGCTATTTTCTGTGCTGGCGGTGCAGCCACGAAAGGCTTTGCCAATGCGTTAAATAATCGGGGGCGTGAAGAATGATGGCTTACTTAATTTTAGGTGGGGTTGTGGTGGTTTTGGTCAGCGGTGCGATTACCTGTTACAAAATTCGCAAAGCTCAACAGGAAATCGACCGCTTGTTTAAGCAAAACGAGCAACTGCAACAGGAAAAAGTAGTAGCTCAAACTCAAGTGAAACATTTTGAAACGAGAAAAAAGAATGAAGAAAACAACCGCACTTCTGATCGCAATGGGCTTATTGACCGCCTGCAACAACAAGGCGATCTCCGTGATTAACCCCAGCTGTTCGGGCTTTGGCATAATCAAAGCCAGTCGCCAAGATACCACTGAAACGCTCCGTCAAATTGCGGTGCATAACGCGACCTATCGGGAAATCTGCAAGGAGACGAACAATGACCATTAACGTGGAATTTTGGCATTTGGTCGGGTTGTTGTTGTCGTTTCTTGGTTGCTGTTTTGGCTTTGCCAAGATTTTAGTATCGCAGTTTCAAAACAGTTTGAGTGAACGCCACCAAAACCAGCTCAAAGTAAACGACAAAGTAGAAGAATTGGAAAAGCAATTCAACCAAATGCAGTCGAGTCTGCCGCTCGTTTATGTGTTGCGAGATGACTACATTCGCGGGCAAACGGTGCTGGAAGCCAAAATGGATGCCCTACACAAAACTTTAAGTGATTTATACAAAATGGAGAGTGCAAAATGATGGAAAAAGCCCGCCGAGAAGGTATGCGTTGGCACTTGCTCAATACTTTACACAAAGCGATGCCATACACCACCAGCGAACAATTTTTGCGTGATGTGATGGCAGGCATTTACCCAAATGTCACGCCGCACGAAATCCGCCAGCAGTTGGAATACCTTTCCGACCGCAAACTGGTGGAACTGACCAAACAACCGCACGGCGTGTGGTTTGCCGATATTAACCGCCTAGGCGTGGACATTGTGGAATACACCATCGACTGCCAAGCTGGTATTGCCCGCCCTGAAAAGTACTGGGCGTAAGGGGGAGAAATGGCACCTCGCTCAAGTATTGAAAAACTGCCCGAAGATGTTCGCCGCTGGCTGGAACGCGCCTTAACTGAGAACGGTTTTTCGGGTTATGTGGAATTGGAAACGCTATTGCGTGAGAAAGGTTATTCCATCAGTAAATCGGCGATTCATCGCTATGGGCAGAAGATTGAACGCCGTTTTAAGGCAATCAAGGACAGTACTGAAGCGGCTCGCATTATTGCCGAAGGCGCGGAAGATAAGGAAGACAAACGTAGTGAAGCCTTGATGGGGATGTTGCAGTCGTCTTTGTTTGATGCGTTGGTCGATATTGAAGAAGCCAAAGATGATGAGATGACCCCGATGGAGAAATTCCAAGCCCTAAGTTTTGCAGGCAAAAATGTGGCATCACTCATTCAAGCAAGCACCAAGCTCAAAGTCTATCAAGCTGATGTGAAACGGCGTGCGGAACTTGCCGCTGAAGAAACGGAAAAAATCGTAATTCAGGCTGGCTTGTCGGCAGAAACCGCAGACAAAATCAAACAGCAAATTTTAGGTATTGCATAGTGAAAGATCTGATTCCCTTTGACCCAAATGAGCTACTGTTGGGCTACCAAAAACGTTGGATAGCCGATAAATCCCAGCTCAAAATTGCTGAAAAATCTCGTCGAACAGGTTTGACGTGGGCAGAAGCTGCTGATGATGCTTTGATTGCCAGCCTTGCTAAAAAAGATGGTGGCTCTGATGTGTTCTACATTGGGTCAAACAAGGAAATGGCACGTGAATTTATTGACGCGGTGGCAATGTGGGCAAGGGCGTTTAACTATGCAGCAGGCGAAATTCAAGAAGAAGTGTTGCAAGATGAAGATAAGGACATTCTGACCTATGTAATCTATTTTGCATCAGGCTTCAAAGTAAAAGCCCTTTCCAGCAACCCGAAAAACTTACGTGGTATGCAAGGCGTGGTGGTCATTGATGAAGCAGCCTTCCACGAATACCTTGCGGAAGTATTAAAAGCCGCTCTTGCTCTCACTATGTGGGGTGCAAAAGTGCGATTGATTTCTACCCACAACGGTGCGGACAACCTTTTCAATGAGCTGATTTTAGATAGTCGGGCAGGCAGAAAACGCTACTCAGTGCATACGATTACCCTTGATGATGCTTGTGCTGAAGGGTTATACCAACGTATTTGCCAAGTCAGCAAGCAAGAATGGACAGTCGAAAAAGAAGCGGAATGGAAAGAAAACCTACTCAATGACACGGCAACCAAAGAAGATGCGGAAGAAGAATACTATTGCGTGCCGAAAAACGGCACAGGCTTATGGCTCTCACGTGCGTTGATTGAACGCCAAATGAGCGAAAGCACCCCTGTAATCCGAATGACGGCAAAAGATGGCTTTAGCCTTGTGCCTGAACCGACACGCTATCAGGAAATGCAGGATTGGTGTGAAACCACGCTTCGGCCGATTTTGCAAACCTTAGATAAAACGCAATTACATTTTTTAGGCGAAGACTTTGCTCGCAGTGGCGATATGACGTCCTTTGTGGTGTTAGCACAACAGCAAAACTTAATCCAAAGCGTTCGGTTGATTGTAGAGCTAGGTAATATGCCTTACAAGCAACAAGAACAAATTGTGCTATTTATTCTCAAGCATTTGCCACGCTTTGCCGGTGCAGCTTTTGATGCTCGTGGGAACGGGGGCTATTTAGCTGAAGCCGCTCGCGATGCGTTTGGTTCATTGGTGGATTGCGTGCAGTTATCGGAAAAGTGGTATCGCGAACACACCGCTCCATTTAAAGCCGCACTTGAAGATGGCGAACTCGACAGCATTCCCAAAGATGCCGATATTCTTGCCGATTTGCGTTCATTCCAAGTGGTAAAAGGTGTGCCTCGCATCCCTGATAAACGCACCAAGAGTGCAGACGGCAAAAACAAACGCCACGGCGACACCGCAATTTCTTTATTGCTTGCTCATTATGCTAGTCGTCAGTTGGTGCAATTGCCGGTTAAAGCCCACAGTCGCAAACCAAGAGCCAGCCGAAAATTAACGCAAGGATATTAACCATGATCGCATTTGTAACTTTAACCATTTCTGCCGCGGTGCTGATTTTTTACGACAAACCGTTTTGGTGGGTATTTTTATTGCTTGCCGCCTTTGTGGATTATGAAAAATAAGGAAAGCCAATGACACCAAAAAAACAAGATTTAATCCGCGTCATCGCCAGCCGTGCCAACGCCATTGACTATTGGTCTTTTATGCACTACCTGCCGAACCCTGATCCTGTGCTAAAAAAAATGGGCAAGGATATTTCGGCTTATCGTGAAATTTTATCCGACAGCCACGTTGGGGGCTGTGTTCGCCGTAGAAAAGCAGCTATTAAAGGGCTGGAATGGCGAATTACGCCCACAGGCAATGAAAAAACGGACGAGATTTTAACCGCACTTTTCGACCGCTTGCCGATGAGCCAAATCATCAGTGAAATACTTGATGCCACACTGTTTGGTTATCAAGCGTTAGAAGTGATGTGGGAAAGCGAAGACGGCTTACTGTTGCCAACGGCAATCGTAGGCAAACCGCAAGAGTGGTTCATCTTCGATGAAGAAAACCAGCTTAAACTTCGTACCAAAGAGAACTTCAACGGCGAAGAACTGCCGCCTTATCGAATGTTGCTTGCCACCCAAAATGCGACTTACATCAACCCGTATGGCTTGGGCGATCTCTCGCTCTGCTTTTGGGCAGCGACTTTTAAGAAAGCAGGCTTTAAGTATTGGTTGGAATTTACCGAAAAATACGGTTCGCCTTGGCTAGTGGGGAAACATCCGCGACAAGCTCAAATTCACGAAGTGGAAGACTTGCTCGACAGTATGGAAGCAATGCTTGGCACGGCTGTTGCCGCCATTCCTGACGACAGCTCAATCGGCTTAGTGGAAGGTGCTGATAAAAGCGGCTCATCAGAAGCCTTTGATAACTTTATCAAGTACTGCAAATCTGAAATTGCCATCGCATTACTCGGACAAAACCAAACCACCGAAGCGGAAGCCAACCGAGCCAGTGCGACCGCAGGGCTAGAAGTCACGCGTGATATTCGCAACGACGATGCCAGCCTTGTGGAAGGCGTGTTCAATCAGTTGCTGGCGTGGATTTGTGAGCTCAATTTCAACGTAGAAACCTTGCCAGCCTTTGAGCTATTCGAGCAAGAAAGCATTGATAAGCTGCAAGCTGAACGCGACAAGATTTTGACCGAAATCGGCGTGAGTTTTACCGAGCAATATATCCACCGCACTTATGGTTTTGAAGACGGTGATATTGTGATGGCTTCGACAGGCTCAGCCACCGACAAAGACAAACAAGCGGTCGATTTTGCCGAACCCATCCCAAAAAGCGTGATTGAGACCATCGGCGAACAGCTGGAAATGGAAGGCGAAGCTGTTGTTGAAACTTGGCTACACGATATTCGCGACCGCTTAGGGCAAGCTGAAAGTTTGGAAGATTTTCGCAACCAACTTGATAGCCTAATCCCAGAACTCAGCTATGCCGAATATGGCGAACTGCTAGCTTGGGGTTCAACTGCGGCACAGTTTGCAGGGCGACAATCCGTAGAAGATGAGCGTGTCAAGTCCCCCTCTTTAGTAAAGAGGGGCTAGGGGAGATTTGTGAATGAAATTCACTTTTGAAAATCAAGTCAAATACTTTGAGAAAAAGCTCAATCTACCGACCAACAGCTACCTTGACGTGCTAGGCGATGAACACGATTACTTTTTTATGGTCGCAGGGGCAAACCGTAATGAAGTCCTGCTCGCCTTCCGTGAGGCGGTCGATGAAGCCATAAACAACGGCGAAACGCTGGAAGGTTTCCGCAAGCGGTTTGATGAAATCGTTGCTCGCACAGGTTGGGATTACAAAGGCGGCAGAAATTGGCGAACCCGTATTATTTATGACACCAACGTTTACGCTGCCTACAATCGCGGACGATTACAGCAGCATTTAGACCTTGCTGATGTGATGCCTTATTGGGAATATCATCACCACGACAACGCCCATCCACGTCAAGAGCATATTGACCTAGACGGCACGATTTTGCCGGCAAGCGATCCATTTTGGCGTTACTACTACCCAATCAAGGCGTATGGCTGTCACTGTACCGTCACCGCTCACGATGAAGATGATTTGAAAGAGATGGGCAAAGCCGTCAGCCCATCGCCTGAAATCGAATGGCAGGAAAAACTAGTCGGCACACGTTCGGGCAATCCAAGAATAGTGCATGTGCCGAAAGGCTATGATGTAGGATTTCAACCGCATCATTTTGACCGCTTGACTGCAGGGCGAAATACGGACGTGGATCAGCTGTTGTTCAATAAGTTCGTCAATGCCGAGCCAAAACTTGCCAGCCTACTGATTGAAAACGTGTTACAAAATCCGCGTGCCGTGATGATGTTAAACGGCGCGATGAAGTCGATGGTAGATACCGTTGCCACCGAAAAAATGGCACGTGGACAAATGAAAAACGTGGGCATAATCCCAGCCAAAGTGATTGATAAATTGACCGCACTTGAAAAAGCTCCACAATCTGCCGTGATTGCCGTACGTGATGAAGATGTATTGCACGCCTTGCGTGATACCAAGCAAACCAAAGGCATTAACCTGCCGATTGAGTTTTGGGAGCAATTGCCAGAGAAGTTGAGAAATCCAAAGGCGATTTTGTTACAGGCAAAAGAACAGCAACGCAACAAGAATGCGGGCGATGTGCTGCTATTTATCTATGAAACTGAGAAAGGTAAGGTTGCTATCAAAATGGATTATGAAGTCAAAATCAAAGATGAATTAAGTGGCAAGAAACTCGCTCAAAAATTAAATGTAGTGAGAACAGCAAGTGCGGTTGAAGATTTTACTCAATTAGGAGCATTTGAAGTGTTATGGGGTTCATTGCAGTAGTTTGCCTGATTCGAACAGGATAATCAGCCGTCTTTCGACCCTGGACCCTTTCCAGTTGGTAACCCCTACTGCAATGGTTTTACTATACGCCCAACTTATTTTTTAATCAATAGGAGAAAATATGCAATTACTTATTCAAATGAGCGAAGCCGCTTTAACCCTTCAAGAAAGAGAAAAGCAAGCCCCAAGTGAAACAATGCAAGTTATGTTTGAACGCACGCTTGCTTTGCATCGCTCAGAGCTTGATGATAGCGATTATTTTTATCTGTCGGTATTACTTGAGGTATTGAGCTCTGCTAAAAATCGCTCAACTGTAAATGAAAATGCCTTCTTGCGATTCGGTGCAGTAGCCCACGCTTGCAATGAATTAACATCAAGCACCTCCTGCTGACGCAGTTTTTCTTCTGCCCATTCAGCCAGAGCAAGCATTAACGATGAACGATAGCCTGATTCTTTTACACGCTCAAGCATCGAATCAATTTTTTCTTTATCCATATTCGTTTCCTTATAATGAAGTGTGGCAACATTACCACGCTTGCATTTTAGAGAGGAATAACGCCATGATCAAAATCACCCTCAACGACATCCAAGCAGCCGCAAAACTCCACAGTATTGCCCAACAACTGCAACACCCTCGCAAGCTCTATGGCGTGCTGGGCGAAACCTTGAAGAAAATCCACACGGAACGCTTTAAGCAGGAAGTTGATCCTGATGGTAACAAATGGAAGCCTCTTTCACCGCTCACCCAAGAGATAAAAGGCAACGACAAAATCTTAAAACATCGAGGCTATTTATCTGAGAGAACGGTTTACAACTACAATGACAACGGCGTTGAATTTGGTTCAGATGCCAAGTATGCCAGATTGCACCAATTCGGTGGTGTCATTAAACCGAAGAAAGGCAAGCGATTAAAATTTGGTAAAGGCGACAATGCCGTCTTCGCTAAACAGTCAAAAGTTCCTGCTCGTCCGTGGTTAGGTGTTAATTCACAAAATGAGCAAAAATTATTAGAGAAAGCAAAGGCTGTTTTACAACGTCAAATCGACCAAAATCTATAGTATCGCCCAATTTTCAAAAATAACGCATAAAACGCCCATTGTGGCGTTTTAAATCCCATTCGATAAATTATCGTCTAAATCTCCTTGGGCGTGTTTATAAACACCGATAAACACGCCAAAACGCCCCATTCACTCCCTTCTCACTTTCTCTTTCCCATTTTCATTCCTTAAACCAGTTTAAAAGTAACAAGCGGTCGTTTTTTCTATGATGTTTACCAACACAAGGAGAACCGAATGACCCTGATTGAAATTTTTAAAGCAGGCAAACGCCCAGATGCACACGGTACAGTAGTGGAAATCACCCCAGCCGATTTGCAACAGGCGGTAGAAGCCTACGATGTCGCCTATCACGAAGCCCCTGCCGTTATCGGACACCCCACAATGGAAGCCCCCGCCTATGCGTGGGTGAAAGGCTTGCAGTTAGACGGCGATGTGCTGAAAGCCGAGCTTGACCAAGTTCATCCTGAATTTGCCGAAATGGTCACAGATGGGCGTTTCAAAAAAGTGTCGGCATCTTTTTACCTTGCCAATAGCCCTGACAATCCAAAGCAAGGCTCGCTCTATTTACGCCATGTCGGTTTTTTAGGCGCAATGCCCCCAGCTGTGAAAGGCTTGCGTAATCCTGAATTTTCAGAGAGCGAGCAAGGCATTGTGGATTTTTGCGAAGAGGCTACTACCCAAGCAACAGCAGCCCCAGCAACTATTAACCCCACTCAAACTGAACCAACTCAAGGAGAACCTGAAATGAGTGCAGAAGAGAAAGCGGAATTAGACCGCTTGCGTGCTGAAAATCAGCAACTCAAAGATGAAAACGCCAAAGCGAAAGCCGAAAAAGCAGAAGCCGAACTCAATCAAGCTAAAGCTGAAAATGCCGACTTTGCTGAAGGTTTAGTGAAAGCGGGCAAACTCGCCCCGATTGCTAAACAGCAAGCGGTAGATTTATTGAACTATGCTTCCACCACAATGCAAGGCGGTGTGGTTGAGTTTGGCGAAGGCGAAAACCTGCATAGCAAACTCAAAGCCTTTTTGGATGCTCAGCCACAAGTGGTGAACTTCGGTGAAGTCGCCACCAAAGACAAAGCGGCAGCACCGCAAGATGGTACGGTGGAATATGCCGAAGGCACAAACCCAGCCAGCATCGAAGCTGACCAAAAAATTATGGCGTATGCCAAAGAACACGGCGTGAGCTATACCGCCGCCTTTAACGCAATTTATCAATAGAAGGGAAATTTATGACTGCTCACAATCTCGCAGCACTCCGTGTGCAAGATCCTGTTTTAACCAAATTGGCACAGGGCTATCACAATTTAGAACTCATCGGCGAAGTGTTAATGCCGACCGTCGAAATCGACAAAGAAGCGGGCAAAATTCCGAAATTCGGTCGCCTTGCATTCCGCTTACCAAGTACGGTGCGTAACTTACGCGGTACATCCAATCGTTTAGACCCTGAAGACATCACGGCAATCGACGTGGCTAAAGAGGGGGATTTTTTGAGGTTATAAGCAACCTTTGATTAAGTAGCCTGCCGATGCACCGAGTAAGTGCGGTTTGTGAATATCCGTGGTGCGAATGACTTCAAGTTTGCCACCGTTTTCTTTGTAAGTGTCCACAAATAAGCCACCTTGACGACGGACGGTGTAGCCATAAGACGGCTCATACACTGTGCCTTTGCGTTCGGTTGAACGTGGCGCAACATAGGCAAGCACAATGGCGTCAGACCAAATGTCTTTAAGTTGATTGCTTTCTTCATACACCGCCTCACCGATTTTCACGGTGTCGATACCAATCAATTTGGCGAATACTTCAGGCGTTACAATCGCCACTTGTGAATACTTGAGTTTTTCAATCACCACAGGGTGTTCTTTTAATGCTGCCCACACATCGCCAGCAATTACGCACACATTCGGTTTGCGACCAATCGCACGCTTCACGGCACGAATGCCCGTGTCGAACATCGCAAAGATGTCTGCTTGTTTGCTGGTGATTTTTGATGTACCGCTTAACGTGATTTTGTTGCCACTGTCGTATTTGCTTTCATCAAGCGCGAGCGTTGCCACTTCTTTTTCACGCCCTAATGCAATCACATCTTGGGTGGTATTTAAGGCAAATTGACGGAGCGAGAAAATTGCTTCGTTTTCCTCGCGGTAGTCGATGGCGTATTCCACATCGTGCTCTTCCTTAGTAAAGAGGGGTTAGGGGAGATTTGTAACACCGTTTCACTAGGAGAAAACCAATGGACAAAACCAAACTCTACGCCGTCATCAGCACCATGGCGATTTACCACAACAATCAACGCTATGAGCAAGGCGATAAGCTCGAACTGACTGACGAAGAAGCCGCTCGCATTTCGCTTTATGTGCAATTAGACGAAGCCGAAGACGAAAAACGCAAGCAGGCGGAAGCAGAAGCAGAAAAAGCCCGTAAAGAAGCGGAAGCTGAAGCAGAAAAAGCCCGTAAAGAAGCGGAAAAAGCAAATAAAAACAACAAAGGCGAAGGTAAAGAATAATGTACATTCAGGCACAAGATTTAACGGAAGTGGTGAGCGAAGTGGTGCTTGTGCAGCTCTCTAATGACAACACAAGAGCAACGGAAGTCGATTATGCCGTATTAAACAAGGCGTGCGAATACGCTACCGAAACGGTGGACGGCTATTTACGTTCACGTTATTTGCTACCGTTAAATGATGTGCCAACGCTTGTGCGTAACATTTGCCTACAACTGGCTCGCTATTGGTTGTATTCACGCCGTCCTGAAGGCAAAGGCTTTCCCGACAATGTGAAAGAAACCCATAGCCAAGCCTTAAAAGATTTGGAGCGCATTGCCAGTGGCAAACTGCATTTGGGCTTAACAGAAATCGGTGCGGAAGGTGATGACAACTTACCGTCTGCGTTGAAATTTAAAGCTCGCGCACCACAGAAATTGGATTTGTCGGGCTATTAAGGGAGCATCAATGAGTGCCACTTTACCGATTTTGCAAAGCATCAGAGATCATATCGAACAGAAGACCACGAGTTTCAGCATCGAACTGTTCCCCGATGACTTAGACCGCTACAACCTCACCGACCAATATGGTGCGGTGCTGGTGCAGTATGCAGGTTCCAAATTTGAAAGTCTTGATAGCACCGACATTATCCAACAGCGCCGCAAAGTGCTGATTGCCCTCACGGTAATTGCCCGCAGCCAACACGATGACACAGGTGCACTGGATATGCTCGACCAGTTACGGCTGGCGATTGTGGGATTTAAGCCTACCAATTGCACCGCTTGTCATTTAATTAGCGAAGAATTTGCAGGTGAAGACGATGGGCTTTGGCAATATCAACTGATTATTCAAACGGAAACGTGGCAGGTGGAAGTACACCAGCCGCAAAATTTACCAAAATTTACCGCGGCACGTTACCGCCGCAAAGAACCATAAGGAGAACATTATGGCGTTTCATCACGGAACGAAAACAACACGCGTGGCAGGCGGTTCTGTCGCGGTGGAAACGGTGGACGGTGCAATTATTGGCATCGTAGGGACTGCACCTATCGGCGCAGTCAATGAATTGACCGTGTGCCAAACCACCAAAGATTTTGCTCAATTTGGTGTGATTTTAAACCAAGGCTTTACCCTGCCTGATGCCTTTGATGTATTGGCTCGTTATGCTGCAGGTAAGGTGTATGTGGTCAATGTGTTAGATCCGAAAAAACACAAAACCGACGTAAACGATGAAGTGCTTACCCAAGATAGCAGCACTTTAATGGCGAAAACCGCAAAAGTGGGTCTATTAAGCCTAACGCTTCAATCAAACAGCCAAACCTTATCGGAAGGCAGCGATTACAGCGTGAATTTGCAAACAGGGGAAATTACCTTGAAAGCAATGCACGAAGGCTTAAAAGCCACTTATGCCTATGCCGACCCTGAAAAAGTGACCGAAGCGGACATCAAAGGCGGTATTGATTCAGCGACTGGCAAACGCAAAGGTTTTGAGTTATTGCGTGATGGCTTCAACCTTTACGGTGCGGACGCAAAAATTCTAATCTGCCCTGAGTTTGACAAAACGGCAAGCTGTGCAGCGGCTCTTTCAACATTAGCTGAACAGTTAAAAGCAGTGGCTTATGTGCAATTGCCGAAAGGCACATCGCTTTCTAAAGCGATTCAAGGGCGTGGTCCACTTGGCACGTTAAACGCTTCAGCAAGCTCTGAACGTGTTCGCCACTTCTTCCCTTATGCGTTGGGCTCTAGCAATACGCTTGAAAGTTTAGCGGTGCACGCAGCAGGCTTGCGGATGAAAACCGATACCGACAACGGCTACTGGTTCTCTACCTCAAACCGTCAGTTGCAAGGCGTGATTGGAATGGAAGTGCCATTGACTGCTCGAGTGGACGATGAACAGTCGGAAACCAACCTGCTTAACGCAGTCGGTATTACCACGATTTTTAATAGCTTTGGCACAGGTTTCCGCTTATGGGGTAACCGCTCAAGCAATTATCCGACGGTAACGCATATCATCAACTTTGAAACAGCGTTACGCACAGGTGACTTAATTGACGAAAGCATTCGCCGCACCGAGTTGCAATTTATCGACCGCCCGATTGATGATGCGTTTATTGACAGTTTATTGGAAACGGTAGACACCTATTTGCGAGCCTTGCCGTCAATCGTAGGTTATAGCGTTAGCCTTGACTATGACACTGACTTAGTCGATGAATTTAGTAAAGGTCACGTGCCGTTGGTTTATGACTACACGCCAAAATTGCCAGCGGAATTGATTGGCAATAAATCGGTGATGACCCGTAAATACCTTGTGAACTTGGTGTCACAACGCTAGAAGGAGAAAATTATGAGTACCGCAATTCATCAGATTGTGAACGCCAATGTGTATATGAACGGCAACTCGCTTTTGGGTAAAGCCAAAGAGTTTAAATTGCCTGACATCGAGTTCGAGTTTATCGAACACAAAGGCTTGGGGCTACACGGCACAATCAAACTGCCTGCAGGGTTAAATGCAATGGAAGGCGAAGTGATTTGGGATAGTTTCTATCCTGAAGTGCGAGTAAACGCCTATAATCCTTATAAAAACGTGCAGCTGATGGCACGTTCTAATGTGCAGGTATTTGATTCTCGTGGCTTGGCTACGGAAGAATCACTTGTCACCACAATGAACGTGGCATTTAACAAAACTACAGGCGGTAGCTTGAAGAACAAAGAAGCTACGGAACATTCCGACAGCTTCCAAATTATGTCTATCAAGCAAACGCTGGCAGGCAAAGAAATTCTGTTTGTGGATGTGCTTGCCAATATCTACCGCGTAAACGGTCAAGATGTATTGCAAAAATACCGCACTAATATTGGGCAATAGATTTCTTTAAATCAGTTTAAAAGCCGTTTAAACCCCATTTAAGTAAACTCTTTTGTGAAAGTTAAACAACATACTCACAAAGGAGTTTTTTATGTCTGACGTTATTGTCGCCCTTGATTTTCCTATTCAAGATGGAGAAGGTAAAACCATCACCGAGTTAAAAATTCGCCGTCCAAAAGCAAAAGATATTCGCAAGATGAAAGGCAGTACAGATATTGAGCAAAGTATTAGCCTGCTTTCAATCGTGACAGGTTTAGTGCCTGAAGATTTAGATGAGTTGGATATTGCCGACTTCAAACGTGCGGCAGAGGTGGTCGAAAAAATGCAAAAGGGAAAGTTGAACTCGCCACACTCGACGCAGCCTTAGCAGACTTGGCGTTTTGGTTTGGGTTTTCCCATTCTGATTTGGAAGAAATGACGCTTGATGATATTGAACGGTGGCTCACTCAAGCCCAACGGCAGATAAAAGCCAATTACACGAAAGCCGCTATTTAAGCGGCTTTGTTATTATGGTTTTGAAAGTAGATTACTCAATTTTTGCAAAATGACTAATCTACCAGTAAAAATTCGATAAAAGAAGATAAAACCTGCTCCAATAATTTCCCAAAGGATCACCCAAGCAAATATGGCTAAAGCAATTTGCAAGCCACTTAAATCATTCCAAGCAAATGATAAAAATGAATAAAGCGTGTAGGCAAAGCCAATAACAGCAAACAGCACAACTGCGCTTTCAATGAAATCAAATTCAGATGTTTTGCTTTTCATATTTACCCCCCTTTCTTGATAAGGACACTATAAACAATGTCATCAAATCTTGCAATTAGTTTAGTGATCGGTGCTTCTGTCGGCGGTGCGATAGCTGGCATTAAGAGCTTGAGAAATGAGTTTAAGATCTTTAGAGACCAAACTCAAGGAATAAAAGCCAGAATGGGATCACTTGGTCTTAATGCTGTAAAAGGTTTTATGTCGCTTGGGTCTATGGCAACTGCTGTTGGCACATCGATTACATCAATGGCACAGCCTGCAATTAAATTTGAAAGTGCAATGGCTGATGTGAAAAAAGTTGTTGATTTTAAAACTCCTGAAGGCTTCAAAAATCTTTCAAAGGACATTCTAGAGCTTACTCGAACGTTACCGATGACCGCAGAAGAGCTTGCCGCAATTACTGCTTCAGGTGGTCAATTAGGTGTTGCAGAACAAGATTTGAAAGAATTTACTACAACCATAGCCAAAATGTCGGTCGCCTTTGATATGTCAGCAGAACAAAGTGGCGACTCAATGGCAAAACTTGCCAATGTGTACAAAATCCCGATCAGTAAAATTGGCGACTTAGGAGACGCTATCAATGAATTGTCGAATAGTTCGCCTGCTAAAGCATCTGATCTTGTAAACACGCTGGGGCGTATTGCTGGTGTATCTAAAGATTTTGGTTTAACTGAAAATGCAGCAGCTGCTTTAGCCAATACCTTTATTTCATTAGGTAAATCGCCAGAAGTAGCAAGTACCGCAATCAATGGAATGCTGACTTCACTTAATACCGCAGACAAAGGTGGCAAAAAATTCCAAGCAGCACTAAAAGAAGTAGGTATTTCTGCCAAACAACTGAAAAAGAACATTGCCAAAGATGGACAAGGAGCGATTGTTGATTTCTTAAAACGTGTCGAAAAATTACCAAAAGCCAAACGAACAGGCGTATTGGTTGATTTATTTGGTAAAGAATATGCGGACGATGTGTCTTCGATTGCAGGTAATGTAGATTTGCTTGAAAAAAGCATTAAAACCTTGCAAGACACCGATGAAAACGGCAAACCTAAATATCTAGGGTCAATGGAAAAGGAGTTTGCTGCTCGTAGTGCAACAACTGAAAACAATCTTCAATTACTAAAAAACGGATTTAATGAAATTGGCATTACGCTTGGTTCTTCTTTATTACCTATTATCAATAATGTAGTCAATGCGGTTAAACCTTTAGTGCATAGTTTTTCTGATTGGATCGCCAAAAATCCAACTTATGTAGAATGGGGGTTACAATTCAGTGGTGCATTGATTAGTTTAGTTGGCGGCATTATCGCACTCAAATCAACTCTAAGTTTAACATTGGCAGCAATCTTGCCATTTTGGGCTGTGGCTAAAAAAACATTTGGTATTTTCAAACTTTTATCGCCAGTTTTAACTTTTGCGTCTAAAGCATTTTTATTCTTAGGTGGAATAGTTGGTAAATCACTGCTTTTCACATTCAATAAACTATTAGTCGGCATTGGTTATTTAATTGGTTATACCATTAGGAGTGTGATGTTTGTTGCTAGATTGGGGCAAACTTTAGCAGGAGTATTATTCAAAGGTCTAATGATTGCAGGTAAAGGTATTTTATTTGTTGGTCGGGCTTTAGTAACCAATTTGATTAGCTTTATTGGTAAAACGGCGGTATTCGCAGCAAGATTAGGGCAACTTTTGGCAGGTGCTTTATTTAAAGGCTTAATGTTAGCAGGCAAAGGGATCTTATTTGTCGGTCGAGCATTACTTACTACACCGATAGGATTATTGATCACAGGTATTGCCGTTGGTGCATTCTTAATCTACCAATACTGGGAGCCGATCTCCACGTGGTTTAGTGAAAAATGGGCTGCTGTATCAGGTATTTTTTCTTCCGCTTGGACGGGTATCAGCAATTATTGCTCGGAAGTATGGGCAAACATTACTACTTTCTTTGGATCTGGCATTGACAACATCACCGCCACCATTCTCAACTGGTCGCCGCTTGGTTTATTCCAGCAAGTATTTTCTAGCGTGCTTTCTTGGTTTGGGATTGATTTGCCTGCGAAGTTTACTGAATTCGGCTCGAACCTTATCAGCGGTTTAGTCAATGGTATTCGCAATGCGTGGGACGGAGCGAAAGAATGGGTTATCGGTTTAGGTAAATCTATCAAAGGCTGGTTCACAGGTGAAATGGAAATTCATAGCCCAAGCCGTGTGTTTAAAGGGTATGGGCAGAACATCGTGGAAGGTTTGGCAATCGGTATGGATAAGTCTGAACCACTTGCCGCACAAGCCAGTAAAAATCTCTCAAGTGCGGTGAAATTCGAGCCTGTTTTAAACGGCCTTGAAACCGCCTTTAAACCGATGTTAAACGAGAAAAAAGGCTTTTTCGGTTCTCTGTGGAACGATGTGAAATTCGGAGCGAATTTTGTCGGCAATCTATTGGGTATCAATCGGCCTGCGGATTACCGCACGCCTAATTTTAATCCAAACTCAAGCGGTCAAAATCCGTCAATCTTTCACGATTATCAGCCTTTAAACCGAAACGCGGTGACAAATAACGAAACCAACCAGCACAACGGCATTGTGGTGAATTTTAACCCGACCATCCACGTGGGAGGCAATCAAACACAAGGCGTGATGGAGCAAGTGCAACAAGGGCTAAATATGAGCCTTGTGGAGTTTGAACGCTTGCTCAATCGGGTGTTAGACCAACGACAACGGAGAGCATACTAATGTATTTCATGTTAGGCAATATCGCCTTTGAGCCTGTCAATCTGACCGATTTTTCCGAAACCCATTCTGCAGATTTTGCTGAACACGCAGTACTCAAAGGCAAGCCACGTTTGCAGGCAATGGGCGAAAAACTTACCGAGTTTTCCTTTGCAATTCGTCTGCATCACAAAATCGGCGGTGTGGAAAGTCGCTATCAAGCCTTGCTTGCAGCAAAAGCTAAGCAAGAAGCCTTGGCATTGATTTGGGGAACAGGCAAATATAAAGGCAATTATGTGATCACCGATATTTCATCAACCACGCTTTTCACCGATGCCAAAGGCAATGCCTTGGCTCGCGAGATGAATATCAGCTTGCGAGAATTTGTCGGCAACGGACAAAACAGCCTACTGGGTGCGGCGTTAAATGTGGGTGGAAAATCCTTGCTCGGTTCGATTTTGCCGCAAGGCTTAGTCAATACGCTTTCTACCGCAAAACGTGCCGTCAGCCATGCGGTGGAGATTTATCAGCAAGGTAAACGAGCGGTGGACGAAGTCCGCAATACCGTTGCCGTGGTTCGCCAACTGGCAAGCGATCCTGCATCAGCGTTGGCATACTTGCCGAGCACGCTGGCGAATTTAAATAACGCCTTGGGGAGTTTTGGCGACGTGGTGGGAATGCAGTCAGCATTGGCTGGCGTGCGAGATTTCTTGCCTGTGGTCAGCGAATTTAGCCGTGATGTGTCGGCGGTGTATGACGATTTGCAAATAATGAAACAGAGTTTCAGTAAAGCCGAATCAAGCGGCTGGGACGATTGGTTTAAACCTGCCGATGAGAGTCTGAGCAATATCAATGAACGGTTAGACAATTTGGCAAATCCTGTGGCAAAAATGACCGCTTGGATTGTACTGCGAACCGATGAAGAAAATCCAGCCGAAACGGAGGTAAACGATGACACAAACCGTCCTTAAACACATCGTCAAACAAGGCGAACGTTGGGATAACCTTGCCTATTATTACTATGGCGATGCGTTGGAATATGGTCGCTTGATTTCTGCTAATCCGCAGTTGAGTTTTTGCGAAGTGTTACCCACAGGAGCGACGGTGTTTATCCCTGTGCTGAACGTGAAACCAACCCAAAACGAAAATCTGCCGCCTTGGTTGCGAGGAAATGCCGATGAGTAACGTGCAAAAACCTGATTTCACGCTCTTTTATGAGAAAATCAATATCACGGCGGAGATTGAGCCGTCCTTGATTGAGCTGACCTACACCGACTATCTCGAAGGGCAATCAGACGAACTCTCCGTGCAGTTTGAAGACATCAACGGCAAGTGGATTCGCCAGTGGTTTCCGACACAAGGCGATAAGCTAAAAGCGGCGATTGGCTATCAGGGCGAACCATTGGTTGAAATTGGGGCATTTGAGATTGATGAGGTGGAATATAGCTATCGACCGTCTAGCATCACCTTGCGGGCGTTATCTACTGGTGTGAGTAAATCTAACCGCACACTCAAGCCAAAAGCCTACGAGAACACCACGCTAGCACAAGTGGTGGCAATGGTGGCTGAGCGGTTAAAGCTAAAAGTGGTGGGCAAAATTCGCCACATTCCCATTCAACGAATTACCCAATATCAAGAACGCGACGTGGAATTTTTGGCACGCCTTGCTCGTGAATATCATCACAGTTTCAAGATTGTGGGCAATCAACTGGTGTTTACCGATAAAGATGAACTCGGGCAAACCGAGCCTGTGGCAGTATTGGACGAAACCCAGTGTATCAGCATTCGCTTGCGTGATCGCATTAAAGACACGGCAAAGCAGGTGGAAATCAAGGGCTTTGATACAAGCGGTAAAAAAGTGGTAAAAAAAAGCAAAAAAGCCAACGCACTTCGCCCGAAAATGCAGCAGGCACAGGCGGCAAGTGGCGATACGCTCAAAATCACGACACGTGGCGAAAGCCAAGAACAGATTGATGCCAGAGGCGATGCAGCATTAAGCGAGCAAAACGAAGACCAAAGTGCAGGCGATATTACGCTGATTGGCAACCCGAAACTGGTGGCAGGCTCGACCATTTTACTTAAAAATTTAGGCGTGTTTTCAGGTAGATACTTAATCAAGCAATCACGCCACAGCATTTCACGCAGTCAAGGCTACACAACCAATATCGAAGTGCGAATGTTGGAATTTATCCCCGATGATTTATTAACGCTAGGTATGGAGATAACGAATGCAAACGCATAATTTTGGTGCAACCTATCAAGAGGGCATAGTGTCGGCAATCGACCCGAAAAACCACAAAGTGCGGTGTAAAATCCCAGCCCTTGAAGATTTAGAAACCGCGTGGCTCTCTTTTCTCACGCCCAACGCAGGCGGAAACCAGTTTTACTGCTTGCCTGACGTGGGAGAATTGGTGGCGATTTTACTCGATGCACGTGGTGAAGGTGGTTGCGTGCTGGGGGCGATTTATAATGAGCAAGACAAAACGCCTGTTGCCAATGGCGACATTTGGTTCAAAAAATTTAAAAACGGCACAACTATTGCCCACGACCGTAAATCGGGCGATTTAACCATTCATACCAGCGGTAAAGTTATCATCAATGATTGCGAAGTGGAAGTGAACAACGGTAATGTGAACGTAAATGGTGGCGATGTGATTGCTGACGGCATTTCCCTTAAAAACCATCACCACATCGAACAAGGTGACGGCAAGCCAACCAGCCCATCTCAAGCCTAATTCTTTAAATCAGTTTAAAAGCCCCCCCCCAAATAGCCTTGTATCATCAAGGCTATGAATACAAATCCGATACACTCAACCCATTGGCAGCTTGCACAGAACCTTAACGAACAGGCGGTGCAAGGCATTGATGATATTCATCAGTGCATTGCCAACATTCTCAATACGCTCAAAGGCACGGATATTCTTCGCCCTGAATTTGGCTCCAACCACTTTCGCTACATCGACTACCCCGAAGACATCGCCTTGCCCAATATGGTGCGTGAAATTACGCTTGCTTTGCAATATTGGGAAAATCGAATCGAAGTCGAAAGCGTGCAAATCAGCGGACAAGCTCCGCATTTTGAATTGTTGATTTTCTGGACTTTAGTGGACGATGTATATCGGGAAATTTATCAGACACAGGTGGCGCAATGAGAAAAGAAGACGTGAAAATTGTCTCCGATGATATTAAGCAAATTTTAGCGGACGCCATTGCCGACTACGAGCAGCGCACAAGTAAAACATTGCAACCTGCCCATATTGAACGCTCTATTATTCAATCTTACGCCTACCGCGAAATGTTGGTGCGACAAGGCATTAACCACGCTTTTTTGCAAACCTTTCCGCAATTCGCCACGGGGCTAGCATTGGATTTATGCGGCGAACCGATGGGCTGTTATCGCTTATCAGACCAAGCTGCCGAAGTCACTTTGCGTTTTAGCGTGAGTGGTTCGCATTCCGCCATTGTTATTCCACAAGGCACGCTGGTTGGTGCGACCGACAGCCTATTATTCGCTACGCAAACCGAAGTGCGAATTAACTCCACCGAGCAATATGTAGACGTTACCGCCATTTGCCAAACCACAGGCGAAAGCGGCAACGGCTGGCAAATCGGGCAAGTAAAAACGCTCAAAAGCGAACTGCCAGCCGATGTAACCGCCTCCAATATTGATGTATCGGCAAATGGTATCGACACTGAAAGCGATGATGACTACCGCAAGCGGATTTTGCTCGCCCCTGAAGCTTTTACCACTTGCGGTTCGGTTGCCGCTTATGAATATCACACTCGTAGCGTGTCGCAAGTGATTTCTGATGTGGCGATTTCCACCCCTCAAGGTGGCACGGTGAAAGTGACCGTGCTGACCAAATATGGGCTACCGTCGGCAATTCTGCAGGAAAAAGTTCGCCAGTATATTAGCGGTGAAAAACGCCGCCCACTTTGCGACAGTGTAGTGGTTGCTGCCCCTGTGCGAAAAAGTTATCGCATCGTGGCGAATTTAGATTTACTGGCAACCTATGCGGAAAATGAAGTCAAAGCCCGAGCAGAAACCGCATTACGAACCTACCTTTCATCACGTACGCAAAAATTGGGGCTGGACATCGTACCGCTTGATATTCAAAGCGTACTGAAAGTCGCAGGTGTGTATAACGTGCATTTGGCAAGCCCGCAACTTACCGAGCTCACTCCCGAGCAATGGGCAGAATGCGAAAGCATCACGATAAACATCAACGCGGGGCGCAAAGATGGCTAAGTTGCAATATCCGTCAATCATTGAAACATCGCCCAAACTGACCGCACTTGCCGACCTTGGCAAGCGGTTAAATCGGCTAGATAAATCGCAAATTATGACCAGCTTTGTAGATTTAGTCCCAGTGGCATTTTTGGAACTGCTTGCCGAAAAATGGAGTGTAACAGGTTATGACGGCTGGTTGCTTGCCGAAAGTGTAGAAGCCAAACGGAAACTCATCAAGAGAGCCGTCGAACTGCACCGCTACAAAGGCACACCGTGGGCAATGCGAGAAATTATTCGCCAACTAGGCTTTGGAGAGGTGGAGATTATTGAAGGCTTGTTTGACAAACGTCGCGACGGCTCATTTATCCGAGATGGCACTTACTACCACGGCGACCGCTCAAAATGGGCGCATTACCGCGTAATTTTGCAACAAGCTATCACCAACGACCAAGCCGATTTACTGCGAAAAACTTTGCGTGTTTTTGCTCCTGCTCGCTGTGTGTTAGCGAGCTTAGACTACCGTCAAGCAGCGCTTCGGCACAACGGTATGGCAATGCGTAACGGCAGATTTAATCGTGGCACAGCTTAACTCAAAAAGGAAACAAAATGGCAAATTTAACCTTAACCCGACAATGGGTGGAAAACATCTATCAATTGGAAACATCCGACCCTGTAATGGGCGGACCAGACGGCATTGATAATCGCCAAGCCAAAGAACTGGGTGCGAGAACAAATTGGCTGAAAGACCAAGTAGACACCATCAACCAAGACCTCACAGGCTACGCCCCCAAAGCCAGCCCAGCGTTCACTGGCATTCCCACCGCACCAACAGCTGCAGCTGGGACGAATAATACACAAATTGCTACCACGGAGTTTGTGAAAACGGCGATTGCAGCATTGGTCGGTTCAGCACCGGCAGCACTTGATACACTGGAAGAACTCGCTCAGGCATTAGCAGGTGAAACTAACATTAAAGCAACTTTGTTAGCAGAAATTGGTAAAAAAGCAAATGCAAGTCATACGCATACAATCGCGCAGATTGACGGCTTATCCGATGCTATTAATGCTAGAGCTCCGTCTGCATCTCCGACATTTAGTGGCACGGTTCGCGCACCGACCCCAGCTCAAACAGTCAATGATACTACTGTGGCTACAACTGCCTATGTTCGAGCGGCGATTGCTGCATTGGTCGGGACAGCACCGGCAACGTTGGATACTTTATCCGAAATTGCGAATGCGCTTGCCGGTGACGCCAATGTTAAGGCGACGTTATTAGCCGAGATTGGCAAGAAAGCAAACGCAAGTCATACGCATACCGCCAATCAGATTACGGATTTTAATCAGGCTACCTCTCAAATTATTAATGCTGCAATTACCTACCAAAAAATCGGCGATTTTGAGGTGCGCAAATATCCTGATGGGACGATGATTCAGACCTATAAAAAAGTAAATCCTCGAGGCATTACTAATAAATGGATTGAACTACATCAATTTAATTGGGCAGTCTCATTTATTGATAAACCTAACGTGTGGGCATCTCAAAGTTCAGATGAAAACACAGATAATGCTAACGATAACGCAAATGTATCCGTAACTATTAATAGTTTTGTTAAGTTTAATAATTTCAAAAGCAGCGGCAGTGTCTGCGCATATTGGGAGTTTAACCAAGATTATGACGGAGCTTACAAATCAATGAACTGGGATTTTCTAGCCATTGGGAGATGGAAATAATGACTATGTACTACAAAAACGGCTTTTTTGACGATTCTTATGGTGGTTTTGTGCCAGATGGCGCGGTGGAAATTAGCCAAGATAAATATATTGAGCTAATCAACGGACAATCTCAAGGCAAACAAATTATCGCAGATAAAACAGGCAAGCCTGTACTAATTGACTCACAACCCAGTGCGGCACATGTGTTAAATCTTGATACGCTCACCTGGGAGATTTCAGCCGAAAAACAAACCGCACTTTTAGCCGACACTCAAACTCGCTTTATCGCCAACATTGATGAGCACGCGGCAAAAATCTACAGCACGTGGACACGTTTTGAGAGTGAGTACCGCGAACGGCAAGCGGCCGCGGAAGCCTTTAAAGCGGCAAATTATGAAGGTGAGTGTAGTCGATATATCTCAGACTTTGCACAACGCGCAAGACTGGATAATAAGACCGCCACAAACCTGATTTTGACACAAGCAGCGGGGCTAGAAAAACTACAAATGGAGCTTGCCAACCAACGTATGCGCAAGTATGAATTCCAAGCCCCTAATCTCACGCTTGAGCAACTGCAATCAATCCATGATGACATTATCAAGCAAATGGATAACTTGATGGAGGCAT